ACTTTTATAGCACATTCTGAAGCTACGGCTAAACCAGCAGCAGTAGCATCTGGGTCAATTTGAATTGTGATAGTAGTAGCTGTTGTACATGCAGCTTGCTCATAAGAAACGTGCAGTCTATTTTGTTCAGACCAAATAACTTGATCAGAAGTCATAGGCATTTCAGCTCCTACCATTCTCAAGAAACCAGAAATAGTTCTGTTTCCGTATCTTTCCACCTCTTGCTCATAAAGCTCAGGTAGATATTGTTGTGCAAAATCATTGTCTCCTTCGTTAAACGTAAGATAATTGCTTTGCAACGTCATTTTGTTTTGCGCCGGTTCTAAATTTGGACCTAACGCAGGACTTAATCCAGCCATTGTTTTTTAGTTTTTATTTTGTTCTTCGTTTGATTTTCAACTTAGAGCCATCACCACCAGTAATTGCTTTAACTTTTAATCCTCCTACATAAACATCACCACCAGCTCTAGGTCTGTCATCAGTTGTTATGTTTTTAGATTGCGCTAACATATCTTTCGCGGCGTCGGCTTTACCTTGCTCGTAAAAGTGTTTAGCTAAGTTGTCAGAATTCCTAGCAGCGTAAATAGCTTTGTGATAACCAGCATGATCCTTTATTGTTCCATCTTCATTTAAGAACTTCTTAATAAATTTAGAAATGTCAGATTGGGCATCAGCAATATTTTGAGGGTTGTTTACAGTGTAGTTAAAATTCTTTTCCCCAACGTTAAATTCAAAACCTTTGAAATCGTTGTTGAAAAATTGTTTTGTCTTATCCTTAAACTGCTCATGTTTTTGCTTTGCTAAGTCTTGTTGTTTTTTATAATTGTTAAAAAACTCTGTTGCTTCTTGTTGGTGCTTGGTAGTTCCAGGTTTCAACTTGATCTCCTGGTAGTACTTATCCTTTACTCCTTCAAGAAACTCTTTAGCTTTAACAACTTCTTCTTTGAGAGCTATTTGTCTTTTTTTAACAACTCGCTCATCATCCACATCTTCATCAAAAGCGAAAGAGTCTTCAAGTATATACTCAATTTCGTCCATGCTTAAATGTGGTTTAGTATTTTTATAATATTCTTTTAACAATATATCATTGTCTACATTAGAATAATCTGTATTTAGTCTTACGTAATCTTCTACAGTTCCTCCAGTTTCTTTCATGAAGTTAACTAAGTTTCCAACACTTTCAGGTAATTCATTAACAGGTTGTGGTTCTTCTACTTCTGTATTTGAAACCTCAGGTGTTTTTATTTCTTCTAGTAATCCTTCAGGTTCTGTTACTACTTCTTCTTTAGGTTTTTCTGTATTTGGCTCAGTTATAGTAACTTTTACATCATCTTTAACCTCTTCAGGTTGTTTGCTTAAATCTACTTTAACATTATCAATTTGTTTTACGTCACCTAATTGTTTAGGTTTTTTCATTTTGAAGTCTCCTTCTTGCTCTACTTTTTCTTCCATAATAAAATATAATTGTGCCTACATCATAGGCGGTTGTTGTGGACTTTCTTCTATTTCCACTTGTTCTTCTACTATTTGATTTGATTGGGGTGTTCTTTGTTCTTCTACCTCAAAGTTTGTAGGTAAACCATCAGTTTGTCTTTGGTTTATCATTTGACTTTGTTGAGTAGCTTGTATTTTAGATCTTCGATCTTTTCTATCTTCAATTCTATTTTCTTTCTCTTGCATTGCTTGGACACGCATTCTTTCTAATTTCATGTCATAGTTGAATTCAATTTCAAGCATTTGTTTCTTTATCTCCGCTTCTGTTTGCATTCTTTGCAATTCCATTTGAGACTTAGCTTGTTCAAATTGAACATTAGTTTCTGATATAGCTTGCTGTTTTTGAACTTCAGCCATAGCAGCTTGTTCTGCTGCTTTAGCATTAGCTTCTGCTTGTGCTTTAATATTAGCTTGTTGAGCTTCTTGGTCTTGTTTTTGTTTTTGTTTTCTTTTTATTTTTAGAAAAGCATTCGCGAGTTGTATGTTATTTATCTCTCTAATATCAATAGCGTCTTCTAGATAAATTTGATTTTGTTGTAAAGCCATTTGGATGTTTTGTTCTAGCATGGCTTTTTCTTCTTCATCAGGCTCTAGTTCTAGATAAATACCAAAGTCTTGGTAATTCTTTTCTAGTAGTTCATCTAAAGTTTTAACATTATATTTTGATATACTATTCAATAAAGCTTCTCTAGTTAAAGGGAACATAATTGCATCTGCGGATCTTAAAGCTACATTTTCTGCGTTACGTAAGGTTATGTATAAGAATGCCTGTAATATATGGCGAGTTGCTGTGTTTGAATTTGCAGCAGCTAATTTTTGAATACCAACTAATGACTTAGGATCTGGAGAACTACCGTCTCTAGCTTCATTCAATCCGGTCACATCTCTTATCATCTTTAAGTAATACTCATACGTTTGTATAAGAGATTGTATTTTAGCTTGACTACCTGAAGCCTGTAATTCTTGAATAGGTACTTTTCCATGGTTTAAATCCCCATCTTGAGTCATAGATCTACCTACTATACTACCAGTCTGGAAATACATGTTTAAAGCTTCAGCTGCATTATAGTTAGTTCCATTACCTAAATCCACTTCTGCTAAACCATCTACATCTACAAATACTCCATCAGGAACTACTCTAGATAGAACTTGTTGCAGTTTTAGAGATGTTAATTGGATCATATCAGCAAAACCAGTTATTCTGCTAACCAAAGATTCAATTCTTCCTTTAAACATTCTCGGTGCACAAATATTGTAATTCATGTTAACCTTAACTGTATTACCAAATGGTCTAGTTATGTTTTCAGCTTGTTTCCAGTCTAACATTAAAGGTAATCCTAATATTTTAGCACCTGAGTACAGGGTTTCAATACTTCTAGAAACTCTTTTAAAGTTATCGCTTTCTGGAGGATTAAATGTATCTGGTTTTTGTAAGATTTTCTCTAACCCATTATCTGTATACTTCAACTTAAATACTTGGTCCGTATAAGTTTTATATTCAAAAAATAGAACTTGAACAGTATTATTGTCTTGTCTACCATTCCAGTTTCTTACATATTCTGTATTACCTGGGTATTCTTGAATTTCTTCTAACTGTGAATTAGTTAAATTAGGAAATTGTTTTTTAACATCTGCTAAGTGTAAATTTTTAACTTCACCTACGTAATATAAGTCTTCAAAATTAGGATCTTCAGTGTATGAATAAACTAAGTTAGCAGGATCTACATATTCAACTCTTATACCTTCTGATTTGTTAAAACTAGTTTTTGTAGCACCAATACCTAATACTGTTAAATCATAAGAAACACGTTGGGCTGTTAAATCGTACTTGTTGTAGCTAAACACATTATTAATAAGTTCTTCTTCAGCCATCTCAATAGCTTGTTTATAACTCATCTGCATGTGAACTTCAAATTCTGCTTCATCAGCTGGAATAACTTCTGGATCTTTATTGTTAGCTACATTTATACCTAATTTCTGCTGCATTGTGCTAATCAACTCCTTTTGCTTCATGTCAGAATATAATTCTTCAGCATATTTAGTTCTCTTCTGCATGGATGCAGGATCTTGAGCAAAAGCATTAATATTGTAGTTTCTACTAGAAATACCATTAACAACTATATCTACAAACTTGGGTATAACTGGAACAGGTTTCCAATCTAAATTTAAGTAAGATAAATCCCCATTAATAGACATTTCATCTTTATATTTTTGTACTGACTGTTCTCCTCTAGCATACAGCCTAAGTGAAAAGAAGCTATTGTAATTGTATGAAAATCTAGAACCTCCACGGCCAGCCCAAAACCATTCTCCTTCGACAGCTCTACCAACTTGTAAACCATAATCATATGATTTTTTAACTGCTTCTGGTACTACTTGATCAGGAAAAGCGCTATTACTATTTGTATAAACCTGCATTAATCTATTATTTTTGAGTGTAATCCTTTATTGTTATATTTTCCAAAGCCTAAATTGACTTGTTTAACTTGCCTTTCAGCTAAAGGTTTATAATTATGTTTGTTACAAGCCATGATAGCTAAACCAGAGCTTATTGAAGCGTCATGCCTTGTTCGGTTATTTATGTCGAATCTACCCCAATCTTCTAAAGTTCTTTGATGATACATATCTCCATAACCTGTTTCTTTTAATCCAACGTGATTATCTATGTAAGATTCAATAGCAGAAGCATGTGCTTGCTTGATATCTTCACTTGAATTAGGTATTCCACCTATTTCTTTCTCCGTCACTGATAATTTGTTCCAAACCTTATCTGGTCTGTTTATGGAGAATTTTCTATATCCTCTACGTTTTATATAATACAATAGTCTAGGTTTATTGTTTTCACAAAGTATAGGCATACCATAGAATATTAAAGCCATTAAAACGTCTTCAAAGAATATCTCTGCAGTAGGTGGTCTAGAAATGTATTCTAAGAAAAAATGATTTGGTGGTGAATCTTCCATTGAGAATTTAGTCAAACCATGTAATGATCCATTAGAACCTATTTTATCAACTGTTCCACTTATATCATAACTGTCACATCCAAATGCTCCAATATGCTCATTACCTGGATATTTCATTCCATTTTTTATAATCACTCTGTTCTGAAGATTTTTAGGTGGAACCCAAGATATATTAAATCTTCCATTAGGATTAGGAACAAAAATAACTACTCCATCTTTTCTGCCATCTAACCATTGGAAATTTCCTTTAGTTATTCTTTCTTTATTATTTAAATCTTCATTAAAATCTATTTGTTCATATATCTTAACTAAATTAAAAAGACTTTGTTTTGTTTCATCTCTAAAGGCGTGTTGTTCTGTACGAGGAAATTGCCTATAATATTCGTTTAAACTATCTTGATCAGATTTTAATCCTTCAACTTCGTTTTCCCAGTGTTCGATGACTCCGATTGTAATTGGGAGACCATCGACTGCAATCGTTCTATCTTTTGGCGTAGTGAAGACAGGTGATCCAAAAGTATCCATGAATCCTTCGTAATTCCATTCCATAGGGATGAATAAAGAATAGAGTCCCGAACTTGTTTGTCCATTTCTATTTCTTTTTGTAACATCTGAATTGTAGTATAATTTTTTGAAGTTGTCCCCACCTTTGTCTAACGCATTTGAAGTTGAGCCCATCATACACTTACCAACGATTCTTCTTCCTAATCGCAGTGTAGTTTTTGTAACTCGCCAATTGTTTAATATATTATCAGGTCTCTCCCATTTCCCACTTTCATCATGGGCTAATAGTTTTAATTTCTCTCCATCGTAAGAATTGTCGCCTGTATTCTTCCAATCTATTGTAGTATCTAATCCTTGAAGTTCTCTAAGCTGTTCGTTCGTCTCCAGTTTTCTACGTGTAAGTTTAGATGCCGGAACTCGGTATGCCAGTTCGGTTTTAGGACGATCCATACCATCTTGGATCGGCTTGAAGAAAAACGGATAGTTAATCGAGATTGGTACAACTTTATCTGTGAACATCTTTTTAGCATCTGCTCCACT